TACCTGCATAGCTTTTTGCATCACTAAAAGGAACACGATCAAACCCGTTTGTATCAAATGGAATTACAGTGTCTTGTGTAAACACTGCTGGAACTTGCAAGTCAGTAACCGGTACCAACGAAATACTAGAACCAACACCTTCTACATAATAAAACCCAGTTGCATATGTCTCTGGTGTTACATTGCCAATAAAATACACTTTCATACCATTTGACAACGACCAACCGTCGCTGGTAGTATAAGTTTTTTTACCAATAATTTCTGCTTCAACATCAATTACACTGTTTTCTTCAATGTTAAAAACATCAAATGCACAACTAGTATCTAAATCAAATTGACTTACAACATATAATGTATCTGGTGCATTTTCAGGGATTGTAAATTCTATTACACCTTTTTCAATGTATCCATCTTCAATAAAATATTCAGGTTCAATTAACGGATCTAATTCAGGATATAGTGTAACACCTTCTGTGTAAAGTGTTGAAATTAACGAAATGCTTTCGCTTAAAGGATCAGGCTTAACACTACGACTAGTTGCAATACTAATTGGACTACCGTCTGTGTTTACTTCAAAACGATATGTTTGTCCTCTGTATAATTTAATACGAGGATTTCTAGTCTTTCCATCAGGTGTAAAAATTAATGCAGTATTATCATCGTCGATAACAGTTTTAATTTGATATGTGCTTGTAATTCCTAGTGCTTGTCCTTTTACAGGTACTTCTTGAGGACCGTTAGGTAACCAATAGTATTCACGGAAATTACTAAATTTATCAAAATCAATGTGAGGGTTCCAAGTATAAAATTCTTGTTCGTTTAATTTGCTATGGTTAGCAGTAGTACCTTTATAAACATTAACTAGTCCGATTAGATCTTTGTAGTCTTTGTAAAACTTTGCATTTCCAAACTTATCTTCGTAAACTGTTGCTGGTTCAAATTGATAGTTGTTTCTAAATGCATTTATATCATCAACATAATTGTCATCTACTGATACTGCTTTTGCTTCTCTGCGTCCAACAAATCCACTAAGTTTTTCAACAACACCAGAATTAGCGAACTGGTCTAATGTACTACCTAAGAACTTTTTGTTTGCATCAGTTCTAAAATAACGAGGTAAGAATTCACTAGTCTGTCTTGGGTCATTCTTTCCTGTTGGTAGTGGATATTCGTTCTGGTTATCGTTGTATGCCATTATGCATTATCTCCGCCGGTAATAATATATGTGCTTGAGGCTGTGTTACTTTGTACACCTGAATTTGCAGTAGTGCTACTTGAAATTACTGCACCAGATGCTTGTAATCTGCTTGCTGTGATTGCATCAATAATTTTGATATCGTCAACTGTTGCTGTACTAATAAAGATTTCGTCACTTTCTGATTTTATTTCATAAAGACTTCCAAAGCTCTGTGTTTCTTGAACTGGAACAAGAACAACACTCACAACATCTGGCGAAAGTTTATTCATAATATATGTTGATAGTTCTGTAAAATAGAACGTTTCGCCAAAGTCCCAATTTTCTAATGCAAAAAATTCATTTATTGCATCAATTGTTTTTGCTTTTACTTCGTTGTCGTTTACAATTTTTTCAATATTTTTTACAATTTTAATTTCTGCTTGTAAATCAACACTTGCATTGCTACCAAAAAGTGGTTTGTATTTTACTGGATGATAAATTACTTCGTCACTAACACTTTTAATTTTATTAACTTCTTGACCGTAGTTAAGGAATAAATTATCGCTGCTAGGAGGAAGAGGTTTAGTTGTTGTTTTACCAGAAATCCAATCTCTATAATCATTATCGTATGTTCTTGTTAACAGATATACATCCATGATATTGCTACTACTTGGATCAATTCTCATTGTATCATCAGCAGCATGTAAATATTCAAATTTAATTCCGCTACGCCCAACAAACGCTTGGTAATCGGCTGTTTGTTCCAGCGTATTAGTTGCAGTGTTTAATACTTTAAAAATATCTTTTTCTACAAGATAAAAAACAGCACCATCATCATATTGACTAAATGCACCAATCGATGCTTCACTTCTAACCACTGTTATATTTTCTGCAACAGCATCAACATAGTTGTATGTTTCTGTCTTGTTTATTGTTGCTTTCTTTTGGAAAATATATTTGGTTAACGGATTTACTGTTGGAGCAACAAAATGATCAAAAATATCAGGATCGTCAATAACACCATCGTTGTCGCTGTCGTAAAAACCAATTTCTACTTTTTTACTATCAACATATCCTGCACTGTTTTTGAACTCGTTTTTAATTTCCCATACAAAACTATTAGTAAAACTACTTAAACTATCAGGTTGATTGTTGTTACTCAAAAGAGTAATTTTATCTTTGATAACTTTTCCTGTTTTACTGTCATAGATTTTGTTATTGCCATCAAAGTAAAATCTTATACGCTCTTCACTTTCGTAAATGTATCTTGATCCTCTAGATGTAACTGTGTATTTTTCGCCATCTGTTTCAAACAATAATAACCAACTAGCATCAAGTTGCTGATTTGTGTTATCACCTGTTTTACCTAAACTAAATGGAGATATTGAATTCAAGTTTGTGTTTGTAATAACTCTCCAAGTTCTTGTTTCTGTATCGTAACGTAAACCAAAAGTTTTGTAAGCAAATATCTGATCCACTACTTGACGAGTTACATCAGTAGAAATACTTGTTGTTAATACAGGAATAATTTGTTTAAGAGTTGCTTTAACTAAATCTGTAGACGGAATAATATCGTTGAATACAATTGGACCTAATCCTGTATCATTATCAACAACTGTTCCGTTTTCAACAATGCTTATTACTTTAACCCAACGATAAGTTAAGTCACCAACTTCGGTTGGCGTTCCTGCAACAATTCTATTTCCTCTAAAAAAGTAGCCTGTAGGTGCTTCAAATTTTAATAGTGCATTTGGTTCAATAAAACGCAAAATACTCTGTGTATAAGAACTTACACTTGCTTTAAAATTGTTTTCATCTACAAAATAACCTGTGCTTCTATTTGTATCTGTAGTAACATTTACCCAAGTCAAGTTTAACTCAGAAACTGCTTCTGTTCTAGGGAAGTTTCTAAAGTAATAATTTTTAATTTTATCAGTTTTTAATATAGGTTCAATTTGATTTCTTATAACTGCTTCAATGTCAGTTCTTGTTGTAAATTCAAATCCAGTATAATCATTTAATGTTTCTTTGTAGATAACACCGTCGTTTCCAAACATTAATGTGTTTGTGTATTTTCCTGATGCATCACGCAAATCAAAATATCTACTAATACCACTGCTAGTTCTGTTAACTGCTTTTGTTTTAATAATTTCTTGACTTACACTCGAAATACCAACGTTATAATCTTCACCTGTAATTAAACGGTTTTGTGTATAGTAAGTACTAGGAGCATTTGCTTTAATGCTTGCTGTTTCTTCGCTGGTTGTACCGTTTGTTACTGTGTATTTTAATTCTAAATACAAGTTAAGTGTTTCTTCTCTACCTGCTTTACTAATGTAAGGAATTTGCAGGTTGATATTTGTTAAATCACTTGGTAGTATTTTTAATTGCTTGTTAAGACTGGTTCTATAGTAAAGTTTATATGAACCTTTTGGCAATTCACCAAAAACGCCATCACTGAAAATTAGGCTAATTTTATCATCTACACGGCTAAGAACACTATATATGGTTCTAATGTTTTTGTTAATGCTGTTGTAGATAATGTTATTGCCTTCAATGCTATCAACTTTAGTCCACAATTCACTTTCTAAATTATTGCTGTCAAGTTTGTACAACCAAACATCGCTGTTGTTAATTTTTGTAGTATCAACATTAACTACTGTATTTGGTGTAGGGTTGTTTATTGAAAATAAGTTGTTCTGCATTGAACCTTGACGGAAGTGACAGAAAAATCCGCTGTTATTTGATCCTGCACCTTGACCATCATCTCTGTACAAAAATGCTAGTTTGTTTCCAGGAAACGGTTCTTCTTCATATATTGTGTTATCTTCAAAGTTAGTACTTGTAATTTCAAATCTAACACTGTTGCTATCAATATTTTTTGTAAAACTATACAAAGGTATTTTTGTACTATTTGCGTTAAATCTGTACTGCTCAGTTAAAACACTATTGATTGTTTCTTTTTTAACCGGACGACCAAATGTGTTAGTTGTCGGCAATGCAGCATTCATAATTTTAATAAATTGTTCATACCAATCAGCATTTGATCCGTCATTCCACAAAACTGTTTGACCGCTGAGATTTACTCCATTGCTGTCGTACACATCTTCTGTGGTGCTAATACTTTCAATTTTTAGTAAGCCGTTTGCTGCTTGGTTACGTTTAGGATTATAACTAATCAAACGTGCTAGTCGGAGAACACTTTCTCTACGATCCGCAGTTTCGATATAGTTTTCACGTGCATTTAGGTCGGTACGGAAAGCAAGGTTTTGACCTAGGAATGCAATCAAATCAATCAGTGCAAGGTATTCTGAGCTTTCAATATAGTCGTTGAAATCCTCGGGATAGTTTTGACGTATATAATTAATCATTACTCGACGTAGGTTGTCGAAGTCATAACTTTCAAAGTCTGCATACTTGAAACTTTGATAAATTCTTTTCCAATCTTCTGCCAGAAGAAGTCTATTTTGACGCTCAGTGCTTGACATGTCGTATTCCTTGCTTTATATGATATTTATCTGGATTCAAAAAGTGCGTACATTAAAGAAGACCGTTTGCTTGGTCGAATTTTAGCTGCACAGTTTCGCTAATATTATACGGCAAATAGGACAATTGACACTTAACTTCTATGCCACTTTCGTACTCAGAAACTTCAACTTTTTGCACATTTACACGAGGATCATAGTTTACAATAGTAGTGACATTTTTAATAATTGCTTCTTTTATTTCGCTGGTCAACGGCTCATATAAAATATCCCAAATTATTGTACCAAATGTAGGATCACTGAGTTTTTCACCTTGACGTATATGAAAATGATTAATAATATCCTGCTTGATTAATGCTAAATCGTATAATTTAAAATTTTTAACAGACGAATTAACCGTACTCAACCCTCTGTACGCTTTTGAACGCACAGGACTATCAACTGTTGGTGAATCGATGGTTATATTTTTATATAATTGTTGCTCTGCCATACTGTATTTACCCTATTTGTATTGCACCGTTTGTAACTCTTCTAATGTTACTTGATGCTTCTGTTAGAGCTGTAGCTGCTCTTCTTGGGTTTTGAGCAAAAGCAAATCTGTCGCCGTCTTGCTGTAATACTCTTCTAAATTCTGTTTCAGCAGTTCTTGCTCTAGCTGCTAAATCTGCAAACACAGGATTACCTGTTTGTGCAAAAAATGATCCATCTGCACCTGTTGCAGCACTTGCTAATCTGTTGAGTCCGTCTGCAGGATTTTCTGCAAAACGCATTTCACCTAAAATTCTATCTGCTGTTATTGTCGATACTGCCGATGCTAGGTTGGGTGTTCTTAGTACACTTGCACCAACTGCTCCTACTGCATCTGATGCAATGGCTTGTAATTCAGGCGATAAAGAATTAAACCCTTCTTGGATGCTAGAAACTATTCCACTTGCAGCATTTCCTAATTCTTCAATTACAGGACCAACGCCAGGAATACTTGTTAAAGCATTTCCTAATTCTCCTGCAATATGTCCTACTGCATTTGATAAACCTTCTGACAGCGATCCAAGAGCTTGACTTAATCCTGCACTTAATTGATCAACCATTCCACTTAATGCACCTGTTAAACCGGTTGCACTTAAAAAGTCTTGCATAACAGGTGGCAAACTAGAAAGCAGATTGTTTAATGCACCACCAAGTATAGAACTAAGACTGCCTTGCAATCCTTGCAAAAACGAATCTGGGTTTAAAAGTACACCTTCTCCTGTTAAACTTTGAATATCAGTTCTCGGTGCAAGAAATTCTAATCCTGGTGTAAGTCCTGCAAATGTTTCTGGTGGGGGTGTTTCGCTTGCTGCTTCAGTCTGACTACTAGGTGCTTGTGTACTGCTTGGACTTCCACCCAATGACGGACCTATTCCTGCTGCACTAGCTAGTCGCGGATCTACTTGGCCTTGACCGTAGCCAATTTCAGTACTACTTTGTGTGCCAACTCCGCCATCATTTACCGGCCATGTATCTGCCATAATTACTCCCTCTTACTATAATATTTATAGTTCATTCATAGGCGTTCTATCTGTCTGAACTTTTCTATCTTCATAGTGAATATCTTTGCTTGCATCTGCAACTGCTTCAGTTTTGTCTGGTGCAGTTTCCAACGGGTTCCAGTTTTCATGACCATCCCACGGCTCGTGTTGTGGTACACGATGAGGAAACTTAGCTTTTACTGCTTCTGCTGCTTCTGCTGCTGCAGGTCCGTTAAGATGAATATCACCACCTGAAATTGTTGTATTAGCTGCACCAATAGAAAAATCCCCACCAGCAGTTACTTTTGAAGCACCGCCTGCTTTAATATTAATTTCTGCACCAGCTGTAATATTGCCATTAGCACCAACTTTAACTTCTAAATTACCTGCTGCACTTTGAAATATATTTTCATTGACAATCATATTGATATTTCTACCAGCTTCAAAATTAATATCTCTGTCTGCTGTAAAATTCATGTCTGTTTCTGTGTGAAAACTAATACTATCTTGTGCATATACATCTAATTTGCCGTTGCTGCTCATTTCAATCCAACAAGTTCCACGACTATTATTAATATAAATCAAATCTTCGCTGGTATGCATCAATATTTGAGCACCTGTGCGAGTTTTTAAGCGAATCATTTCGTTTGCAGGAATAGTTACATCGCCGCCTTGTTCGCTTGCTTCTTTGTTCATGTATTTGTATTCTGTATCTTTAGGAGAACCTTTGCGTATTTGCTTGTCGTCGCCGTCATCAATAAAAATACTACTGCTACCTAATCTACTAACTGGTATATTTGCTTTAGATTCTTTAACACCAACAGGTGCAGTAGGTTTGCCGCCACGTTTATCTAATGGACCAGGACTGCTAAAACCTACAACAGCACTAGGTGTTTCACGCTG